CGTGGGTAGGTGACAAAGCCGATATTCTTCGCATGTGCGCGCGCAATCGTTCGCCAAGGTCGAAAGGAGCTGGTGAAATGGCAAAAAAATCAACGTCCGCTGCGTATCGAAAGCTGAAAAAAGCGCTGACGGACAACCTCGTCGCCCGCGGACTGATTGAAACGATGTATACGGACAAGGTGGAAGAGTACATGGACCTCTGGCAGCGGCGGAGGGAACTGGAAGCCGACATCGAAACGCGAGGCGTCTGCGTGATGGATGAAAAACGAGGAATGCTCGTGGAAAACCGCAGCGTATCGCTGGAAGTACAGGTGTCCCGGCAAATGCTTGCCATCTATTCTGCGCTCGGCTTCAAGGATGACGGTCTGAACGCCAAAAGAGTAGACGACGAGGATGATGAACTCTAAACTTCCCGACGAAATTCTGAACTATATCGAGCTTGTCGAGAAGGACAAGCCGAGACAGTGCCGTGAACAGCACGCACTTGTCCGGCATATCCGCCGCTGCTTTGAGAAAGAGGACCTATACGTCGATACCGTACAGCTTGCAAATTATTTGCGGCTCGTACGGTATTTTCCTTTTGACCGGCTGTTCCCGTGGGAGGAATTCGTTTTTACGCTCTGGAACTGCACATATAAGGCGGACAAAACGCCGCGCTGGAAAACGCTGCTTTGTATGGTCGGACGAGGCGCCGGAAAAGACGGATACATTGCATTTGACGCCGCGTGCTCGATCAGTCCGTACAACCCCGTATCGCACTACAATGTGGATATATGCGCCAATAACGAAGAACAAGCCGTGACGCCGGTCAAGGATTTCACAGAGGTGCTCGAAAGCCCGAAATATCAAGCAAAATTGAACCGGCACTATTACCACACCAAAGAGCTGATCCAAGGGCGTAAGAACAAGGGCGTCGTCAAGGGAAGAACAAACAATCCCAAAGGCAGAGACGGGATGCGCTCTGGGAAGGTTATCTTCAACGAAGTACATCAATTCGAAAACTACGACAACATCAAGGTCTTTATTACCGGGCAAGGTAAAGTCGCACAGCCGCGTGTCGGCATTTTTACATCCAACGGCGACGTCAGCGACGGACCGCTGGACGACTACCTTGCGAGAGGGCGGCGCATCTTATTTGAGGGCGAGCCGGACAACGGTTTTCTGCCGTTTATCTGCTGTCTGGACAACATCGAGCAGGTACATGATCCCACGTGCTGGTATATGGCAAATCCATCCCTGTATTACCTGCCGCATCTGCTGCAGGAAATCAAAGACGAATATCAGGACTGGGTAAACCACCCCGAGCAGAACGGCGATTTTCTGCCTAAGCGGATGGGGCTTCGCATCGGGTACAAGGACATATCTGTCACGGACTACGAAAAGGTGCTCGCGACGAACAGGCCTCTGCCGAAGCTGGACGGAATGAGCTGCGTCGTCGGCGTGGATTACGCCGAGCTGTCCGACTGGGCGGCAGTCGACCTGCATTTCCGGCGCGGCGACGAGCGCTATGACATCAATCACGCTTGGCTGTGCCTGCAATCGAAAACGCTGTCACGCATCAAGCCGCCGTGGCGGGAATGGGAAAAGCAGGGATATCTGACGGTAGTGGACGATGTAAGCATCCACCCGGACCTGCTTGCGGACTATATCCGACGCGCAGCGCAGACCTACAACGTCAAATTGCTGGCAATGGATCATTACCGTTGGACGCTGGTGGCAGAATCGATGCGCCGGGCAGGGTTTGACGCCGCAGACAAAACGCGCGTCAAGCTCGTGCGGCCGTCCGACATTATGGCGGTCGACCCCGTGATCCAAGAGTGCTTTGACCGCGGCTATTTCTGCTGGGGCGACAATCCCTGCCTGCGCTGGGCGGTCAACAATACTAAGCGCGTCCGCAGCTCTAAAAAGCTGGGCGTGGATACGGGCAACTATATTTACGCGAAAATCGAGGGAAAAAGCAGAAAAACCGATATGTTTATGGCGCTTGTCGCCGCTATGACAGCGGAAACTGTTCTTGGCGGCGGACAAACGACGTTTCTACCGGCTATCGGCGCCATTCGATTGTAAGGAGGTGAGGACAACGGCATTCCATTTTTTCAAATGGCTGCGCGGTCAGGACGGGAAAGGCGAGAATCGGGAGATCGTCTGTAAAGAACTGATTGAGGCGGCGCAGGAATACCAAATTCGCGAGCTGTCATTCTGGGTCTGCGTGAATATGATCGCGAACGCACTCGGCCGTTGTGAGTTTCGCACATACAGGAACCACGAGGAGGTGCGCGAAGGTGAGTATTATATGTGGAATTACTCTCCCAATGTGAACGAAAACTCCACGATGTTCCTGCACAAGCTCATAGCCAAACTTTATATGCACAACGAAGCACTGATCGTGGAAACGCTGCCGCAGAAGCACACGGACGCACTCGTTGTTGCCGACAGCTGGGACATCCCGGAAGCGTGGCCGAGCAGGCAAAACGAATATAAGAATGTGGTCGTCGGCGATTATCGGTATCAATATCCCATATGGGAAAACGACGCGCTGCATCTCAAACTTAATCATACAGATATTCGACCGGTACTCAACGGGCTGTACGAATCCTATTATCGGCTTATACGTGCGGCAGAGAAGAGCTACACCTGGGAAAACGGGCAACACTGGAAGGTGCATGTCAGCCAGATTTTGCAGAACGATCCCGGATGGATGGAAAGTTTTCAGAAAATGATCGAAAAACAGGTCAAGCCCTTTTTGCAAAGCGACGGCGCTATCCTGCCTGAATTCGACGGATACGAATATAAACGCGAAGCGTCTTCCGGATCCAAGGATACACGAGATATCAAAAATCTGACAGAAGACATATTTGAATTTACAGCGCGCAGTTTTCTCATCCCTGCCGTGTTGGTTCAAGGCACGGTAGAGGGAACAGCAGACGCCAATAACAGATTTTTAACCTATTGCATTGACCCGCTGTGCGACCAGCTGCAGGAGGAAATCAACCGCAAGCGCTACGGCTATGAGGAATGGAAGCGCGGGAACTATCTCCGCGTAGATTCGTCGAGCATTATTCATTTCGACATATTTGAAAATGCCGCAAATGTGGAAAAGCTGATCGGTTCCGGCGCGTTTACCATCAATGACGTGCGCCGTGCCGCCGGACAGTCCTCCATCCCTGAGCTGTGGGCAGATGAACACTTTATGACACTGAACATTTCCACAATGACGGAGAGCACAAAAACCGTACACGAGGAAGGAAACAGAAAGTAGAACGGCCAGAGAATAATGGAGCAAGGAGGTGAACCAAAAATGCAAAGCTATTACACGCTCCGGCAAGACGGAAGCACGGCGACTGTCTATATTTACGGAGATATTACAGCTGACGACGATAACGACGGCGGCGTTTGCGCAAGTAGTATTGTGCGGCAAATCGAGACGATCGATGCCGACACAATCCATGTGCATATCGACAGCTACGGCGGCGCGGTGTCCGAAGGATGGGCGATCTATAACGCATTATTGCAGCATCCTGCGAAAATCAATACTTACGGAGACGGATTCGTCGCTTCGGCCGCATTATTTCCGTTTTTGGCTGGTGACAATCGATACGCATCAAACCTGTCCGCGTATTATCTGCACGAGGTGCTTGTATCCGCCTGTGGGTATGCAGACGATCTGCGCGCGGCAGCACAGGATGCCGATACGATGACGAGCATCGGCATCCGCGCGTTTGTCGAACGAGCCGGAATGCGGGAGGAAGACATTCGTGAACTGATGAGGAGTGAAACGTGGCTGACGCCGGAGCAGGCGTTGGAATATAACATTGCTACCGCTGTCACCGCCGATGCCTCCACCATGTATACACAGGACGCAAAAAAACAAATCTTCCAACGCATATTTTCCACGAATTGCCCGCACCCTGAGCGAACGATTGGTAAAAAGCCGGAGAGGGCGAAAAAAAACAACATACTGAAATTATTTGAAAGGGGATAACAAATGAAATCCAACGACATCCAAATCCGCAGCGACGTGCGGGAAGCGATGCAGAAAGCCATTCGGGAGAACGACAACGAAGCGTTCTACGCATCCTTTGAGCAAATGCTGCTCTGCATCAAAGACGACATTGAAAACGAATACAACAACCGCGTCAATAACCTCGAAAGCGAGATGGATCGGCGCGCACTGGCTTCCCGCGGCGTGCGGCAGCTCACGAGCGAGGAACGAGCCTATTACCAGAAACTGGCCGAAGCCATGAAAGCCAAAGACCCCAAGCAGGCGCTCAATAACCTTGACGTCATCATGCCGGAAACCGTAGTCGACGCGGTCTTTGACGAGCTGCAGACCGCACACCCGCTGCTTTCGCATATTCAATTTGTCAATACCCGTGGCGCGATCCGTATGATGATGAATACCAACGGATATCAGGAGGCCGCGTGGGGACAGCTCTGCGCGGAGATCGTCGAGGAACTGACCTCGGGTTTCAAGGAGGTCGACACCTCGCTGCTTAAGCTGTCTGCGTTTATGCCGGTATGCAAGGCAATGCTGGAACTCGGACCCGAGTGGCTGGACAGCTTTGTGCGTCAGGTGCTGTATGAAGCCTATGCAAACGGACTGGAAGCCGGAGCTGTATCGGGCGACGGCAATGGAAAGCCCATCGGCATGAACCGGCAGGTCGGCGATAACGTGACCGTCACCGGCGGCGTATATCCGGAAAAGTCGGCCATTGCCGTGAGCGACCTGTCTCCCGCGACAATCGGAAACCTGCTGGCACTTCTGGCGACTGACCCCAACGGCAAGGCGCGCACTGTTCGCGACGTAATTCTCGTAGTTAATCCTGTGGATTACTTCCAGCGGATTATGCCCGCTACAACGCTGATGGGGCCGGACGGCAGCTACCGCAACGATGTACTTCCCTATCCGATGACCGTTATCCAATCTCCGGCCGTGGATCAGGGGAAAGCGATCATCGGTCTCGGCTATAAGTATTTCGCGGCCGTCGGTGCCGCGAGAGACGGTCGAATCGATTATTCCGACCACTATCACTTCATTGAAGACGAACGGGTCTATCTTATCAAGGGCTACGCCAACGGCTTCCCGATGGACAACAACGCGTTTTTCGTGCTTGACATCTCAAACGTGCAGCCTGCCGTCTGGAAGGTACAGCAGGTGACGGCGCCGACTGCGTCTGCCGTAGCTGATCTGGCCGACCTAAGGATCGGCGGTCTTGCCCTGTCGCCTGCCTTTACGTCTGCAACGACGACCGGCTACACAGCATCCACCACCAATACCACCAATACCGTAACGGCTATTCCCGCCGATGCTAACGCGACCATTGAGATCACCAATGAAGATGCGGAGGAAACGGAAACGACCATCATCAACGGCAGAGCCGTAACGTGGGGCGCCGGCGCCAATACGCTGACGATTAAAGTCACCGCCGAAAACGGAACCGCGACAAAATCCTACGTCGTGACCGTAACCAAGTCGTAATGGCAAACCGAAATACGCTTCCCGAAGGACTGCTTGACGACGTTAAAAATTATCTGAATATCACTTGGGAGGATGAGGCCACCGATCAGAAGATCGGCGGCCTCATTGCCTCCGGTATGGTCTATCTTGACGCAAAATACGGCTCC